CAATTTCATCAACAGCTCGAAATAACCCGGCACCTCTTTTACGACGTCTCTGCTGATCTGTAAAGGAAACACCAGACCGTTTCAAAATCGATTTCTGAACAACTTTATTCTTCTTCTTGGAAACATACTTTTTTCGTGTCGCACCAATCATTCGTTTACTTCGTGAACGGGTAAATATATCAAGCGTATTGGCAATGACCGATCGTACTTTATTCGGATTCGCTTTGTACGTTGGTTTTATAGAAGCGGACCCTGTTAGTGGTAACTTGGGGTTAGCATAAGGGCCGTAAATACCAGTACCCATTGGAACTGGTCGAGGAGCTGGATTGGTTGTCACACCAGGCTTGACAACGACATGTCCTTTGTAGCGTTTGATATTCCCATGCGAATCAAACTCCTGATTCTTCAATTTTTTCATCGACGACAACCCGGTATTGGTTCCAATGGTCGGTAACGACGGTTTCAAAGCGGTTTGATTGGAAAACGCCCCACCGACTTTCGTCAGGGTGTCGGTTGCGACAAAAGACATACTAAAAAAATCAAGGCGACCTATTTATTAGTTTAAATAATTGATTTACAAATAAGTAATATCAAATCGATCACTACTTAATTTTGTGAGGTCGGGTGGTTCATTCATCAAAACGACAAAATGTGGACTTTTGAATTGTTTGATCGATGATTCGTATTTGGAAGAGAAGATATATCCGTTCTTGACATCCTCCAAGAAATCATATTGTATAAACTCTCCTTGTTTACTTCTGGGAGCATCCAAAATAAGGACTCGGATATCCGTTCGTAGAATATATGCCATATCGGCACGCTTCCCAGGACACATTACCTGACAATCTTTATGATTCGATGCATACCAGTGCGCAAACCATGTTTTTCCGTTGTTTCCACTCGTATCTACTATGAAAAAGATGGTCCGATCATCAGGTTCTCGAGTGAGCTTTTCCAATAAGTCTTTTTGCCAATCATGCAATGTATATGCTGGAATCACCTTGGTGGGAGTATTATCGACGACATATTCCATAACAAACCCTTTATATTTCGCATATACAATCGAATGCTTTTCTCGAATATCCTTAAACGACAATAATCCATTCTTGACATCGTTTTTAAAGTCATCAATATCGGAACGCTTCCCTTGTCCAATAGGAATCGATCCCTTTTCAAACACATCACCATCTTTCTTACAATATTCAATCGCTTCTGGAACCATTCTGGCCAATTCCAAATGACATCGATCGGAAGTCCGCTTCTTGACTTCGGTCAAATACGTACGCTTGGAGAAGGAAATAAATCCTTGTAGATGCGGTGTCCCGGAATCTCCAACTTCTTTACCAAACACAATGTATACACATTCATTAGTCCCTACGGAACTACACAATTGATCATATTCATCATCGGTATAGTTATTCAACGTAAAACACCAGTTCTTCCCTCGACTCATGATGCTTTTTGTGATGCATGAAACAAAGGGAGAACAATTCAAATGCAAAACGCCGGGTGTGGTGATAACGGTAATTGTTTGACATGCTCGCGAATTTGAAAAATCATAGGCAAACTGCAAGCGACATAAAAATGAAGTCAAGATGTCGTTGGTGGATATTTCCGTGGATTACGAATGGTGTGAAAACGGATGCGAAAGTGTCATGATCCGTTATCGTTTCAGCGATGACTATGTAAAAAATACATGGTACAATTTTTCCAATATGAACGCCAATACAGAAGCTATAAAAGTCTGGAACTCATTCATTGATCTAATTACCAATGTGGAAGACAAGAGCAGCGATGATATCGTTTATTTTGCCGTTAGGAATGCCAGCGTGATGTACGAACTGTTCTATGAAATATTCACATTGAATAACAAAAGTGCTAGCTGCGCATAAAACAAGATAAACAAGAAAATGGACGAATTCTGGAATATCGAAATCCCAGAACACGTATATACCACGGTCCACACCATGGACCCGAATTCGATCAAGAAAAAAATCAAGGAAACCCCGGATATAGAAAACACAGAAAATTGGTCGACCCCGAAACGATCGCCACGTGTGACCTCCACACCTCCTCCGGCACCCATAAAAAATAAATCATTATAAAAAATTTAATCATGGCACTACCATGTGAAATGGAAAGTATTATTTATCGTTATCGTGCGGAGGTATTATGGTTCGATGAATTACAAGAAGTCATTCGTCCATTCAATGACATGGTGATATCGATGCTCGATGCGGGAGATGATGTTCCACTGGTAACGGCGTTGGAAGTAGCGGTGAAATATCGAGAGATTGAAGAGTACGATGATGGATTTGTTCGAATGACCGCATTCTTCACGGATTTCTTTATTGGACGTGTCATGCTTCCAGGAGTATTTATCAAACGAGGTGAAGGTCGTGAAATAGTGGTCGATGTCGCACGTAATGTCTGTACGCATATGCAAGAATACGGTAGATGGTAAAATGATAAATTAACTCACAAGTTTAAAACAATCGTTAAAAATGATCAACGCTGAATTCTATATGATATCGGGTAGTTTGGATTCCCAGAAATCCGATGATATATTCGATGTGAATGAATTCGAATTACCGTACGCCTCGGGACAGGCTGGTGGTGCATGTACCACAGCAATGTTAAAAGTATTATATTCTCGTCCTCTCGTTCTAGTCACGTGGGTATGGCTACTACAAGAACTGCGAATGGAATTAAGAAGACGAGCCTACGACCAAGTACCACAACTATCCTCCTCTCGACCAATCAATCCACAGCAACCCGTGTTCCCCAATCCCCGAGGGACGAAACGAGCACTATTGATCGGTATCAATTATACGGGACAACGAGGCGAATTGTTTGGATGTCACAACGACATAAGAAATATCAAACGATACCTCAAGGAAATACAAGGCTACGACGAAACCAATATGTTGGTTTTAATGGACGACGGTCAGTCCAAAGAACCCAACCGCCGGAATATCGAAAGTGCATTCCAAGAAATCACCAAAATCGCAAACAGTGGTGACGTGGTTTGGATCCATTATGCGGGTCACGGTGATCGTGTCAAAGATCAAGATCGATCCGGTGATGAAAGATCCGGAGTGGATTCCACGTTGGTACCGTTGGATTTCCGTCGCGCCGGCGAGATCAGAGACGATGATATATATAGATTACTGGTAAAACCAATGCGGGCTAATATCCAAGTCTCGGTAATAACGGATTGTTGTCATTCCGGCACGCTCTTCGATCTTCCCTACAAATTGAAGTAAGATCTTTGAACACATAAAATAAAAAATCAGTTTGAAAAATATGAAAGAAGCACCGCAAGTACGTCTAGTCCCTCGCTATGCTAGCATGGAACATATCGAACCGTATATGTTACCGGCCCCCACAAGAATGATCATTGACTTGACCGATTCACCGCAACCACCGATTCCTATGCGAAGTCGCTTGACGGATGTCATTGATTTGACCGACTCTCCAAAACCTCCACATTTCATTACCACCCGTATGGAATTCCAATCTCCAGTTCCACAAGAAATCATTCATATTGATCAAGCAAGAGAAGAACAAGAAGCAGAAATCAAGAAATCTCCTCATTCCGTGATTGAAGAATTAATGTTAAATTTAAAGTCGTGTGGCGACGAAGTCGTGGATGAAATTTTATTGAATGGTACACCGTAAACAACAACGGTTAAAGCAATTCCGCGGGCATTCGAACATTGGCATTCTCGAGGATATAATCGTAATTCGGTACCTTTTGATTCAAAGTCATCAATCGCGCTAAACTAGTATCTTCCACATAAATGACTTCTTGATTACTCACTGCATCGTACATCAATTGTGTGGCACCGGTATTCTGTTGTCGTCCGTGTAGTTTCAACAATATAATATCAAATGATTGATCTAAAAACATATCCGCCGTGGGTGGTTCAAAAATAGGAGCAAAATCATGTTCATTGTCAACGGAATTCAATTTGAATTGCAACTTTTCAATATCCCGTAACTTCCCCGTTTGATAGGTTGCATGATTGGATAGAATAATATCTGGAATTGGATTGGCACCAGTAAGACCCGTACTGGCCAATAATGGATCCGTCGGTCGGATTGGTTTGTATCGCAACGCCCCATTGACAACATCAATTTCAAAATCCGATGGCTGAACACTAATGCGTGCTGCTTCAAAATAACCTTCATTTTGATCGGAGTTATTGATCATCGTCAATCGCATTCCACAACTAACGATCCGACCGAGTTTCACATTGGCACGGTCCACCGTATTGGCCAGATGGCCTTTGAATGGTGAATTGAAATAAGCGGTACTCGGATCGGTTTGCCACGCCAAACACGTGGAATGTCCCGGAATCAAACAAAGGTAGGTCGGTCCTTTCTGACTGAGTGTCAATTCCCCAGTAGCACGAAGTCGAATTCCCGAGCTCGATTGTTTTTTCCCATCCCACAATTTTGGTTGTGAAATCATGGCGAACGGGTCAGTCAGGATAGCGACCTGTGCGGCGTCGGTTGCTGATGTCATTTTGAAAAAGTAAGAAGAACGTTGGTTGAAGATGGATCTTGTTTGGAAAGAATTTTAATTTTATGAGCGGATGACAACGGATTTCAATTCCATCAAAAATTTGTGAAGATGTCGTATGGCATGGATTATACGGAATACGATGCCTTTCGCTTATCACTGTGTGGTTTCTGCAATTTATGCTATACCAATCTACAAAGAGACGGTATGTGTATCTGTTGCGGTACGATCCCGAAAGCACCGGAACAATACCACGATTTACATGTTGCAGCGGATATTTATCACAATTGGCAATTGACGAAATTCCGTGCGTGGAGATGGAACGATGCTCATCGAAGAGGAGCGGATATCTACAAACACCAATCGGTCCAAATCCATCATCGATCGATATATCCAGAACCAAATCAATTTGGTTTGTTTCTAACGGATGATCAACGGAAATTGGCCAGAGTGATCAAAAAGGTCTGGCGGCAACGACGTCGAGAAAGCTTGAATCAACGGGCCAATGCGAATCGATGGTATCGACAATGGGTCTGGCGTCCACAACCAGGTACATACACGTACCAACGATGGAGGACCGATATCCCGCGCACGGAATGGATGACGTATGCCATCGAAGAAGGTCTCACGTACCGACATATCCGTGTGTACGGTTATATTCCATATGTGATGGAAGCCGATGAACTACACCGCGAACACAGCAGGATTTATTTTCGAGCACACGAACGAGTGGAAGAAGCAAAAGCACGTCGTCGTCTGAACAATATTTAATTTAATTTAATTGGGAGTTGTTGTTAAATCCATTATTTCATCAACTGTAGCATGTTCTCGAATTGAACTTTTCACACTGTGACCTTCACAATTATGAAGAATCATAGTCGGTTCATTGATGGATACATCAATAAAAGATTTTTGCTCGGTCCCTTCACCATAGGTCTTAATCTTCATGCTGAGTTTCCCGGAAACAGAAACCAAACTTCCAATTGCAGGTCCTTCTTTACTCCACACATTGTACAACTTCTCAAACTCATATCCCGGAATCTGCACCTTCTCCGCCACAGTGAAGGAACTGGCATATACCTTTTTCACAACCCCTTTAATCTCCACAATCGCCATAATAACCAAACCAGTTAAAATCAGTGTCGCGTGAGTGACACTGCTTCTATTTTCTTTTTTTATGAACCTCAGCTCATTCGATAAAAAAAGAATTGGGAGCCGACTAATTTGAAGTTCCGGCATTTTTGAAAACAGAATTGGACCGACAGGCGCGACAATGGCTCATCTGGTATTCGCTTCAAACAATTTTCAATGTCATTTATTTTGTGCACAATGCGATTTCATTCTAAGTAATGGTGACCGTTGTAAACGCCGGGTGTGCTTAGGAAGTCCGACATGTTGGCAACACAATATCAAACGGTATGGTGTGAAAACCAAACAATCCACTATTGTGAATGCTGGGAAAGGTTTATTTGCCACGGAGATGATCCGAAAAGGTGATTGGATCTGTCCGTATAAAGGAGAAATCATATCCGACGATTGTTTGATATCCCGGTACGATTCTTTGGACTTGGACGGAGAACGAACAGCACCATATACAGTAGCTGACGGAGACCGATTCATTGTGGATGCAGCTTGTAAAAGAGGGATCGGTGCGTTTGCCAATACCAATGTAAATCGATCCGGTAAATCCAAATCCGTGAATCAACATAATGCAAGACTCGATTTCAATGAGGAAGAAGGTGAAATATGGTTGTATGCGATCAAAACAATCAACCGCAACGATGAAATATTTCTATTCTACGGAGATGATTATATCATTGAAGAAGATGCATATACCACGAGTCGTAAGAACGGACCAGATACTCGACCTTGTTGAAACAAACTCATAAAAAATTAAATCCAACTAAAATAAAATGTCCAATCTCTCCAAACTCTTTCCTACGAAAAAAATCAAATTACACGATGAATTCCCACTTCCAATACAGTCCAAACTAAAAGATCAATACCCATACTATCCGAAAAAAGGAGGTATCGGTAGTGGATTTCTCAACAACAACAATATCATAACTGCGAGTCCCGTATACCCCGATATCAACGTATCCTTTGATGTGACCTACCAAACTATAGTCATTCCACCATCTGGAAATACAGTTCTAATATACCAACGAGAAGGTACGGATTCTAGTATCACCTTGACCAACACTACCGATGACATGACGTATACCACACTGGCCTGGGAAATCCCCAATCAAACCGTATCGGCATTCCAGACGAAAACGATCACCCCCGATGATATAACCCTAACCCAAAGCTGGGATGTGACATTACGTGCTTCTACAGTTAATGTCGAAGCATCAAAAACAATAATGATCATCTACATCCCCTACCCGAAATTTGAATTCAGATATAAAGATATCATACGAAATGTAACGGCATCTCCTATCGCACCAGATCTCGATAATTTGAATCCAATGAGCATCAATGTCGATACACGTATATCCGATATAAATGCAGACTTTACAGAGTTCGATGCCGATGAAATGATCTTAGTAATCAGAGAATTCAATCTACAATCCACCAGAGACTACACCCGAGTAATCAACAAAAATGATGTATCATCAACAGTTCTGGATTATAATTTAGTCGCTCCCAGTCAAGATTCCGTCATCCTGATCTCATTGACGTACAAGAAAAACTCCGTCACGGTCGGGATACCGTATTATCTACAATTATACCGTACTTATTATTTACCAATCGCATCCATCAATTCTCAATCTGGTAATTTCATCGAAACCCAAACCGTCGATGAGGGATTGGGGTATGCATACAACTTTACAGATACTTCTTCCGGTGGTCGAACCAATCGTCGTTGGAGTGCCACTGGAATCACATTATCGGGGACGGATGAAATCACGGTATCGGGTGCTATCAATGCCGGAATCGGCCAACCACCAGTAATCGTGACATTGGAAATCTTGAGTCGACCGGAATATCTACCAGTCGTAGTGTTAGCCACTAGCACATATCGAATCAACTACAATGTGATTCCAACATTTGTCGCGTCGTTCAATAACAATACGAGCAACTTCACAACAACCGAAACAGCTACATTATTCACCAACTATCAAATAACATTGAATAATACTTCCGTGGGATTATATGACAGCTACAGCTGGTCGAAAATCAGTGGATATCCATCCATCAGTGTACCATCCACCGGATCCCCAGCGACATTCAATATCTATATCAACAAAACCTCAGCACCAACACAATTCACTCCGACAGTGGTCCGATTGACCTTAATCAAGAATGGAGTAGTGATCGGTCAAATCGATCGAACAATTCGATTCAATGTCAATGGAGCCAGCAAACTACAAGATCATGCCGCTGGTCTTTTGAATTTAGGACCAGTGCCTCAAGCATTAGCCACAGAATACGAAGGCATTGAATTCTTGATTGTTCCAAGTGTACCGGCAACAGAACCCACGAAATGGAGGATCCGTAGTACCAATAGAACCAACACGTTAGATAGTCAAGGAAGAATATTTGGAACTCCAACTTATCATGCAAATCTCCATGTCTTCCAAGGTACTGGTCCAGGAGATAATGTACCAGCAAATAGATCAAGACTTGAACTGTCTTCTGATTTATCATTGACAAATTCAGGTACGGGAGTGGCATTGACCACATGGCAAGCTGGAAATTTATTGTCGGATACAATGAGCTATAGCGACAACTGGGCAGGAAATTTCATCGGTACTGTCGCTGCAATATCATATCCAGGACTAACAAGCAATCAAGCGGTAAACTCAGTATCAAATTTTGATGGATTATCAGTCACAGTTCACGTCAGTGCCACGAAACAATATATCACAGCATACGAAACATATTTCAGCAACAATTTAGGATTATCGACGTCCGGTATAAAGGGGAACACGAACTACTTCGGACCTTCCACAGGTCGATTTCGACTGATCCTTGAAAATACCGCACAAGTAACATTCCAACTTCCTCCTGGAAACTATTATAGTGCATTGATCACCGGAGCATTATTGGTGAACAACAACCCGACTCCCATTTGGGGCACACCATCCGGATCGGGATATGGATCACTGTATAATATCACACCATTTATAGGTTCCAATGGTCGAATCACATTCGGTAAAGTACAAACAACGGGACAAGCAGGAAGTGTATACGGTTTCTTTATCTTTAATAATATAGTAACACCTTAATGATGACTCAAATGACTCACGGACATGTTGGATTCAAAGTACCACTCCATTTTCCTCGAAAGGTCGTATTCCCACCATTCATATACCAAGCACTCCCAAAATACTCACGTCCAATGAAAGGACCGGTATGAGACCCAATACCATCCGAATTCAACCATTGACCCATAATCCGTTGCAATTTAATGACCCAAGGAATATCAGAATTGACATTTGCCACGCCTTCGGCTCCACCAGTCGCAGTACATGCTGCCATATTGGCGGGACATAAATAAGGGGTCTGATCACTCGGATTCAAAATAAATCCACCTCCACAATGTGCATTGGAACTGAAAGGGACCGTACAAGGTCCAGTATTGCCATCCAAAACTCCAGTCGGATACGTACCGGACCAATAATTGGACCGTGCTCGTTCTTCCGACCATGCGGCACGCAAATAAGTACATTTATGATTGGATACGGGATGAGTAGTTTGGTTGAATCCCAGTAATTTCCGGAAATGTCGTATCATTTCAATATTCCAATTTTCAATTTCGGCCACAGTCGGATTCCGATTATCCGCATACGGATTGACTTCATAGAACCGTTCTCGAATTCCACGCATCGTATTGACACCTCCCGGAGGTGGAAAAATGAAGGCCATCAATTGCGCCTTCGTGGAAGTACAAGGATTGATGGTCGTGACTCCATCCCACGGCACCCAAGAACTCCGAGGAATCCAAGGAATCCCATCGGGATCGTGTCGAAATCCTTTACTATTAACGAAATTCGTTTGGTCCTGTACTTGTTGCGACTGTGATTTCCCACCGGGAACAGAAGTATGTGTTGGATGAAATGAAGGACATGCCGTGGTCGGAGGTGGATTGGGTGGTTGTGTGGTCGGATCGGGATCATCGGGTGGTGGTGGAACAATGATTGGTGGAGTAGTGACGGTTGGTGGTTGCGGGGTGTCTCCAAGAAAAGTCGGTCCGGGAGTCTGCTGTGGAAACGGGAATTGTTCGGTCAAGGTCAATTTCGGATCTTCGACAAATGTAGTTGGCGGTGGCGTGGGAACATCATTGGGATCCACAAACTTATCATCAAACCGATCACCGGAATCAATTTTATTGGGATCAGTGGGATCCGGGTTGGATTGCGTCACGGTCGTGTTTGGAGGATCAGTGTTTGGAGGATCCGAAACTACGGTGGTGGAAGGAGGATCTTCCGTGGTCTCGTCCACCTCATCAACAGGATCGACTAAGATCCGTTTACAAGGACGACAAAGAGCACGAAAATCCCGGAGTCGTTTCCGATCGGTGGAATTCATATTAAAGAAAATTTATGGAGAAAACAATTAAAATCTACGACGACGATAATTATTCAATCGTTCCCGATCGGCATCACTCATCCCAGTATCGGTAGGAGGTGGTGTTGTCGTATCTGGTGGAGGTGTTTCAATCTCTTCTTCTTCGTCATCTTCACCTCCTTCATCAATCGTCATCATGTAATCAATCGCATCCGAAACTCCATTATTCGTAGTTGTTGTTGTACCGCCAAGTTGACAAGATTCATATGATCCACCTTGTTTCATACAATCCTGAAAATCTACCTTGGCTTGTGACTCTGCATTTAATCTACAATCAAAAGTAAAAGGAAGATCAATGTCTGTGTGATTTGGATCGTGGAGTACCCCATCGTAATTTTTTCCATTCAAAACTCTACAATCGAAATTCGCAGCTTGCTGGGGAGTACGTACGGTATTTTCCGTACCGTAAGGTACACATTGCAATCCATTGAATTTTTCAGGACAACACCCTATTATCATAGGCGTATCACCACCTAATCGTTCATAATCGAGAAAATCTTCGATATAAGGATTATAATACTTCCGTGGAAAATAATACGCGTGCTTTTCGCCTTCATTACATCCTTGAGTAGATTCTGCGGCAATCAATTCTTTAGCACGAGTCCAATTGACCAAATTCCCAGCACCATCACTGTATAAATTAAGCTGCCACCATCCTCTTCCCTCTGTTAATCTAATGATACCGGGAGTATCTTCAGGTATTAAAAACCAATCATCATTTGGAAGTTCTAGTCCAAAATAATTTAAGTCATTTGGTCGTCTATCCTTGTCTCCGGTCTGAACAATTGTCCATTTTGACAAATATGGCATATTATTCACTTCAGCAATAAATGCTTCTTTTCGTTGTTCGTTCGTCAAGTTAACTTCTTTGGCATCTTTGGCATAACCATTTATTTCCAAACCGAGTCCAATTGCTTCCGCTATATTAGCTGCAGCAAGAATAAAAGGGAACGGCATCTTAGGAGTATGATCTCACAATATCAGTGTTTTGGGAGCGGTACGCGCAGCTAGATAAATTTATATAGCCGTAAATAAAATGTCGCAGGCCGAAGTGGGAAAAACAGTATTACCCCACTTCTGCCTTTTGCCTATTGTGACTCTAACCCGGATTTTTTACTCTTTGGTCCACAGTTTATGACTATTTTTGTCCGATGACTGGCACAATAGGATTTGGACGGCTACTTAAGGAACGCCGTCAGAACCTCCCAAAACGTGTAAAAGCCGGGCGACACTTCACTTTTTGGAAGAAGTTTTTGAGTTTTTCAACAACCCCGATCTTTTTTTCCGATACTTCAGAATGAGAATCGTCGAAGGAAATAGAAATAGAAGAAGTCGATGATATATCGTAGTAAAGGGAACTAGAACAAGAGGACGAAGTTGACATATATCGAACCTGTCTATATTTTGATTTCAATTTTGATACTGATTAATCGTGAGTATGACTACATGAGCAAGCACAACAATTTGTGGAACTAGCATCGGGTTCTTCTAATATGGTGCCAATTGGTTCACCCGTAATGGGATCAAAATAGCCGGGATCTTCTTTCTCTCCATCACAAGAGCATCCACCAGAAGTTTCTTCCATTTCCATTTCCATTTGCTCTTGATCTTCATTGGCAACGAAATGAATGACTCCATTGGGATCTCGTATGAAATGTCCATCAAGGGCATCATCATAGAGAATAAAATAACCGGGAGTTTCTAATTCATACCATTCTTGATCTTTGATTCCTTTCCCCTTTCCTCCTTTTGACCCCGACCCTTTCCCCTTTCCTTTTGACCCCGACCCTTTACCTCCAGAAGACCCCTTTCCGCCGTTACGACACGATAATAATTCCGCGGATTTTCTCGAGCAGTACGAATCAGATCGACCGGGTCGACTACAAGACTGTAAACCCTTACCAGCAGCGGAACAAAAAGAAGCAGTTGGCATTTTATTGATTAATTTAAATTTATGTACATTACGTGATAATTAATCTTGATTCGTATTCAATGGACACTTTTCTTTGGATGTGGAAATCCATGTAGGATACTGCGAGGGACTATCCGAGGGAGAATCGGAAGGAGTACTGGATGGATTTTCTGATGGACTATCTGACGGCGCATCCGAGGGATTTTGAGACGGACGCAAGGACGGAGCTGTAGATGGTAAAGGTGTGGGGGCATTTGTCAATCGATTAATGATCGTTCCAACCACTGTTGTTATGAAGGTGGGGCTTTCGGAAGGGTAACTGGTGGGTTCTTTTGTGTCGCAGTCTCCACCGATACATCCGAGTCCGTTCGACGGTGAGACGCTGGGCGTTTTCCCCGATGAACAGTCTTCGTAATCACAACAGAGGTACACTCCACAGGTTTTTCTATTGGGGTCTGTTTCGTCGTAATCGGGGTTTTTTTCTGGGCATCCATCTTTAATAATGAAAGGCCACTCCGAACCCGAAGCAACGCCAAAGAGCAAAAATACAAATAATAATAAAGAGTGTTCCATTTTAGAAATTTTAATAATATGAGCGGAATTGTGGTGGTGGTTGCGAACGGATCATTGGGGGTCGTGCCATCGGCATCTGTTGCATCGGCATCGACATCGGTGCCATTGGAGCCATTTGTTGCATCGGCATCATCGACATGCCACGTTTAGAGGCGATCTTCTCTGCCATCATCATATGATACGCGGCATCTTTCTTGACTCGTTTCTTTGGTGCGACTTTTTTAGTAGTGACAACTTGCTTAGGAGGTTCCGATCGTTTCGAGCGGACCGACGAAGCCACGGAACGGGAAGTCACGGAGGATCCGCGCTTCTTGGAACGTGATTTGGATCTCGATTTGGAACGCGAGCGAGTCGACGACGCCACCGAACGGGAAGTCACGGAAGATCCACGCTTACGGATCATCTTCTTGGGTCGTGATTTCGATTTGGAACGCGAGCGGACCGACGAAGCCACGGAACGGGAATTCACGGAGGATCCGCGCTGCTTGGGACGTGATTTGGAACGCGAGCGGGTTGACGACGCCACGGAACGGGAAGTCACGGAAGATCCACGCTTACGGATCATCTTCTTGGGTCGTGATTTCGAACGCGAGCGGACCGACGAAGCCACCGAACGAGAAGTCACAGAGGATCCACGCTTCTTGGGACGTGATTTCGACCGGGAACGGGAACGGGATCGAGGAGGAGTAGCCGCCGACCGAGACCCAACGGAAGAAATGGAACCACTACGACCTTTCGTTCGATCCATAGAACAAGAACGAGCACGACCTCGAGTCTTGGATCGCGATCGAGATCGTGTGGGAGGTTCTTCCTCATCTTTACAAGAACAAGAAGATCCTTCTTCTAATTTTCCAGTTTCCGGATCAATATCTTCTTCGGGAAATGTCGGAGCTTCGACTAAGGTTCCGTTAGTACAAATCAATCCTTCCTCTAAATACTTTTCAATGGCGTAGGACTCATAATCATACACAGTTTCTCCAATCAAAACTTCAATCGGTTGTTTTTCTTTGGTAAAGGTTGGTTTTCCATCGACATCTGTAAAGGTGAAAATAGTTTCCGTGACTTGACAAACCGTGGGAGTATTCGAATAAATGATTTCACCGTCCGTATTGGTAAACCCGTACGAGGGAGTTTCTTCGGAAGTTCCACCGGTTCCTCCAGTTCCTTCTTCACAACCACCATACGTTTCGCAACATAGATCAAAACAAGCAAGCTGATCAGCATCGTTCGCGTCGTCATCACCTTCACCTTCACCATCTTCTGGAGCACCTCCACCCGTATCATCCGTACCTCCCGTCGCTCCACCGTTAATTTCATCAGCTTCTTCTTGTGTCAGGACAAATGCCAAAGTGACAGTAGTAGCAAGAACAATCAAACCAGTGGCCCCTACAATAGTTTTTGTAGTGGGTCGAAATCCTGCCCGACCTCCACCTTCTAAAGCTTTGACCATTCTGGGATCATTGACATTCCAGTTCGTTACTCCCGCATCAACCTTACTAGCATTGGCATCATAGAATTCTAGATCACCTTTATCAGTTCGTTTCGCAAAAAGCGGATTCCCGTTCGCAGGAACAATTCGATTATCTTGAGTCTGGTTCGGCCCAATGACGCGAGGAGGACTAAATATTGGATCTCCTACTTCGTCTGTACCAATACGAGTACCATATTGAATCTGATACATTCGTCGTCGTGCATCCGCCACAGCTGCTTTGCTTTTTCGGATTGCAATTCGTAATCGATTTCCTATTTGATCTACAGCGTCAGGATCAGTTCCAGGAATTTCATCAGCTTTGCTGACCAGCGTTTTGGGGTATACATATTTATCAAATAGTTTAGAATCCGATACAGGTGCATCTCCAAGTTCAATCTTTGCAGGACTAGGTGAAGGAGTGACGGTAGCGGGAGGATCTAAACCATTTCCAAGCGGTACTTCATCCAATAATTCATAATTAAGTTGTGATTGTGCAGCATCCTCTATAGGTTCAGGTTTATTCGCACCAGGAATAAAATCTTCAGTTTCAATTTTCTTTCCGACTCCCGTCAAAGGGACATTAGCCAGATCCTCACCCAATTTAAAATTTTCTGGAAGCGCAACTTCAAAATTATCGGATTGAACACGTTGTGGTACTGCTGAAGGATTAAAGACATAATCAATATCCCCTTGTATATTCGATACAATAGTATTCCCGTCTTCATCAACAGTCGTGACAATAATCTCATCTCCTTCAGAATTGAAACTTCGAGTTTTTCTACCACCAACGGTCGTGACCTCATCCCAACTGCCATTGGGTCGTACAGTCACTTCCAAATCTTTACCCTCATATTTCAAGCTAACAACTCCTTTATCCACTTTCGTGACTGTTCCTCCGTTCTTGGTGACAAATCCAACCACCGTGGTTGGTTTCACGGTTTTTACAGTTGAACCAGCCGCAGAGGTGAATAATTCCGCAATTTCATCAACAGCTCGAAATAACCCGGCACCTCTTTTACGACGTCTCTGCTGATCTGTAAAGGAAACACCAGACCGTTTCAAAATCGATTTCTGAA